GATGAGGCACAAGACACTCTAACCATTCTGAAGCAGTATGTTCAGAACTTGGAGTTTTCTGGTGATAAGGCAAAGGTTGAGAGTATTCTAGATGATCTGTACAAAGAGGCGATTGATTTATGATTTTGTTTGAGAAGGTTCGTTATAAGAACATTTTAAGTACTGGTAATGCTTGGACAGAAGTAGAATTAAACCGAAGCAAGTCTACTCTTGTTGTCGGTGATAATGGTGCAGGCAAGTCAACTATGCTTGACGCATTAACATTCGCTTTGTATGGTAAGGCGTTTCGTACTATTAAGAAGTATCAGTTACTTAATTCTATCAATGGTAAGGGCTTAGAAGTTGAAGCATACTTTACCATCAGTGGTGCTAAATACCTAATTAGGCGTGGCATCAAGCCAAACTTCTTTGAGATTTGGAAGAATGGTGAGTTGATAAATCAGGATGCCGCTGTTCGTGACTATCAGGCTTATCTTGAGGAAAGTATCCTTAAGTTGAACTACAAGTCTTTCGGTCAGGTTGTTGTTCTAGGTTCTAGTACGTTTGTTCCTTTCATGCAGTTACGTGCTGGTGAGAGAAGAGATGTCATCGAGGACTTGCTAGATATCCAAATATTTACAGTGATGAATACGTTACTGAAGGATAGGCTATCATCTAATAAAACAGAGATTACTGATATCAAATATCAGATTGACCTACTTAAGAATAGAATCGATTCATCTAAAAAGCATAATGACTCTATCCGTGAGATGAAGCAAGGCGAAGTATCGAAGCTTAAAGATAAGTTGCGTGAACAAATTGCGTTTATCGAAAGCGAACAGGCTGTCATTGATACTATTCTGGACGATATAGAAGAGTTGACTAAGGGCATATCAGATAAGGGAGTTACTAGAAAAAAACTAGAGGAGTTACAAACATTAGATGGAGAATTATCGAGCAAACTCAAATCCCTACGAAAAGAAATCGACTTTTACGAACATAACGACAACTGCCCAACTTGCAAGCAGGGCATTGAACACGACTTCAAGACCGAAACCGTTAGCGGTAATTCTTCGAAAGCACAGGATATTGAAGTGGCAAGGAAAGAACTTGGATTTAGAGGTCTAAAAGTAGAGGAGCGTCTTAAGGAGATCGATCTTGTCGAAGACGATATTAACTCTAAGAATCTTGACGCTAGTGGTCATAGAGCAAATCATAAGATGGCTCTTAACTCGTGTAGACATATTAAGACTGAGTTAGATGAAGCTGAGAATGAAGTTATTGCTATTGATAGTAATGAAATCAAAGATCAAGAAGATCAACTTGAAGCCCACCATAAAAATCAAACTAAACTATTTGATGATAAAGAGACCTTAGGTATAGTTTCATCTATGCTGAAGGATGGTGGTATCAAGACTCGTATCATTAAGCAGTATGTGCCTGTGATGAACAAGTTGATCGGAAAGTATCTATCGGCTATGGACTTCTTTGTTCAGTTTGAATTAGATGAGAACTTTAATGAGACTATCAAATCTCGTTTCCGTGATGAGTTTTCTTATGCATCATTCTCTGAAGGTGAGAAGTTGCGTATCGATCTAGCATTACTATTTACTTGGAGAGCAGTTTCTAAGTTACGTAATTCTGTATCGACTAACCTATTGATTATGGATGAGATAATGGATTCGTCATTAGATGTTTCTGGCACAGAAGAGTTTCTAAAAATCATTGAAGAACTCTCCGCTGACTCCAATATCTTTATCATCAGTCACAAGGGTGACCAGTTGTTTGAAAAGTTTCACAGTGTTATAAAATTCGAGAAGGTAAAGAACTTCAGTAGAATAGCAACCTAGAAAGGAAAGACATGTCATTAGAAGCTAGACTTGAATCACTAGAGCGTAAGCATAAACATCAACATTCTCTCATTGAGGCTGCGGAAGCAGAGAAGGCGCCTGAGAAATTCGTCTATAAGATGAAAGCTGATAAGTTGAAACTAAAAGATGAGATTGAGAGTATAAAGCGTGATCTATCTATTTGATATAATATGTATTGACAGACTTCGATAAATCTGCTATACTATGCTTTATATGTGATGAATTTTATAATGTTGAATATTGGAGAGAAACGTGGTACCTACTGAAACGAAAACAATAGTTGGCTTTACTGCATCAACTTTTGATCTACTACACGCTGGTCATGTCGCTATGTTGCGAGAAGCTAAAGAGCAGTGTGACTATTTGATATGTGGACTACAGATCGATCCATCTACTGATCGACCAGAGAAGAACTCACCAGTACAAACAATCGTTGAGCGATATACACAACTTGCGGCTATTAGATATGTCGATGAGATACTTGTGTATGCCACAGAAGACGATCTGACAGACATCTTAGAAATGTATAACATCAATGTTAGGATTCTAGGTGATGAGTACAAAGACAAAGAGTTTACTGGCAGGGAAAGATGCGAGACATTAGGCATTGACCTGCACTTCAATAAGAGAGATCACAGGTTCTCTACTAGCGACCTTAGAAGAAGGATCGCAAAACACTCATGAAAATACTCTTACCATATTCAACACACTTCGAAGTAGTGAAGACTCAGGACTCTAGTGGTCCTGTAATCACTGGTGGGATAGAAAAGTTCGTTCAAGACTTAGAGAATAATATTGACGGCATTATCCCAATATGTATCACTAAAGAAGACAAGGATAATCGTAACACTAAGCGAAAGATTACAGATGCTATTGCATTGCATAGACCTGATATGATATTGTTTAACAATCCTTGGTGGGGAAATATGATGAGAACATTTGGTGTTCCATTAATTTCTATTATGCATGAACCACTTGTACGTGACATACGTATGATAGAACTCGGTACAATACTTAAAGAACTGAATGAATACGGGGCACATATTTGGTTTGTGAGTCCACGACAGCTAGACTATCATAGAGTTATGTCACAGAGGATCAAAGACATTGACTTCGGTGAAGTGAAAGGCTTTATCAATCCATCTTATTTAGATAGCACTACTACAGTGTCAGAAGATTTACAGTATGATTGTACTACAGTCGGTAGATGTGATAACGAGAAAGCACCGTTTCTAGTTCATTTAAAGCTCCAGAGATCCGACCTAAATAGTCTTGTGATGACAAATGATGGAGTTTATAAGAGCGATACTGTTAACGATTACGTAGCATCAAATCAGCATTGGAATGCACCAAGTCACACCTTGCGTGGATTACCACACACTGATGTCATGAAGAACATAGCTAAGTCTAAAGTGTTTTGTTCTACATGGCCGAAAGAATCTTGGGGTATCACAGCAATGGAATCTTTAGGCTGTGGAGTACCAACTATTCTTATGACTGATGATAGCAATGCTCATGCGAGTGAGTCAATTGCGGCAGATAGTTCGCACTACATCAAAATCAATAGAAAGTGTTCTGATTCAGATTTCGAAGAAGCGGTACGCAGTCTAATGAACATATCACATGAGAAGCGTATAGAGATATCAGAAATGACCAAGAAAAAGCACAGCTTAGAAAATTGGAAATTAGGTATTGACAAGATGATCGAAATGCGCTATAATGATACGAACAAAGCATATTCAGATTTAACGGAGTTTTTTACATGAGTGAAACAAGCATAAAAGAGAGTTCAAATTACGATAACTATATGGACGATGAGGCACGTAAGAACGATTCTTATAGTATAAGCCTAGACAGATTCTTTGATGAGCCTATGGAAGACAAGCTTGTAGATGCTACTAAAGTTAATAAAGTTGTGCAAAACGACATCTGGAAATCAATCTACGTCCACTTTAGAACACAAGATCACATGGTAGACTTCTGTACTAAGATCAATCAGATGATACCTGGTTATGTTAAAGAGACTTACTATCCGTTAGAGCCGTCTAACTCATTGATCAAAAACGATGATAAGGTTGATGTGTCTCCCGATCTTTTGGTAGCTGAATATAATGGACCAGGCTTCAGTAAAGTCAAGTCTGTCGAATCAGATTACGAATCGAACTGGAAGAAGCACTGGGTTGGTATGCCAGAATACACTCAAGAAGATAAGATTAAATTCAGAGCAATCACATTAAATTTCAGAAGCGAATCAGACTACAAAGAGTTCTCGCAGAAGATTGGTCAAGATATGACTGAGAAGACTAAGAGCATTTGGCATCCAGAGCAGTTCATCACGAAGAACATGTTGCTACGTTGGATTCAGCCAGAAGGCAGAACTTTACCTGAACACCCAATGTACATCGTATCGAAGGGTCGTGCAGATTCGATGTTTACATCTAGATCGTTGTCTCGTATGGAGATACCACATTATATTGTGATTGAGCCTCAAGACCTCGATGCTTATGATAAGGCACTTGACGTATTCAAAATGAGGGATTACGTTACTCTGTTAGTAGCACCTTTCTCCAATCATGGTGATGGTCCTGGTCGTGCTAGAAACTGGGCATGGGATCATTCGATTAGTATCGGCGCTACAAGCCACTGGGTACTTGATGATAATATCTCAGATTTTTATAGATTACACAACAACGAAAGAATTCGATTTGAGAGCGGTGCAGGCTTTCAAGTAATGGAAGACTTTGTATCGAGGTACGATAATGTTTACATTGCTGGTCCACAGTATCGGTTCTTTATTGATCCAAATCAAAAATATCCTGCTTACGTTGCCAATACCCGCATATATTCTACTCTTCTTATTCGTAATGATTGTAAGCATAGGTGGAGAGGTAGATATAACGAAGATACTGATATCTGTCTCAGAATAATGAAAGACGGAGATTCGTGCCTACAGTTCAATGCGTTTATGCAAGGTAAAGCCGCAACTCAAACAGTTAGTGGTGGTAATACTGCTGAATTCTATCATGCTGAGAATACTGAGAATGAAGATTTCAAAGAGACTGGATACAATACTGAAGGTACTGTAAACAAGTCGCAAATGTTAGTTGACATGCACCCAGACGTAGCAAGACTTGTCTGGAGATACGGCAGATGGCATCACTTCGTTGACTATGGTCCATTTAAGAAGAATAAACTCAAATTCAAAGATGGATTTCAAATGCCTACTGGTATCAACAACTACGGTATGGAACTGGTAAGAGACTTTGATTGGAAAAATACTTTAGTTAAATGATAGAAAAAGCTTGACATGGACTGTCCATGTGCTATTATATACGTATTGATAATGATTTAGTGAGAGCGTGATTATGCAGTATGTCGTGAACCATAGTATGTCGATGAAACAGAAGTTCTTAGATGAAGGACTTACTCTACCCCAATGTATTAATCCAGGCTGTAGTCGTAATGTACAAGTACGAGCTTGGTCTAACTGGTCATTCAAAACAGAATGCGGTACTTGCTACAAAGCACGTGCCACTGGTATAAGCGGTAAGGCTATGGAAGGTATTACCATTCATAAGAAGACTTACTGTGAGAATGCTGACGGACACTTGGGATGGATATGTCCAGTTGATGCTAGTGCTTTCATTGCACTAGACATGTTAAACGCCCTTGATCTAGAGCATACTGATGGTGACCACAACAACAACGACCCAGAGAACGTCAAGACGATCTGTAAACTGTGTCACGGTAAGAAGTCTATGAAGTACGGTGACTTCAGCAACCAGAAGTTATCTGCAAGAAAGTTTAATTAATATCAAGAAAAGGGTTGACAAAGACCCAATAGTATGCGATAATACGTACATAAGATAACAAAAGAGAGTATATTATGATAGTAACAGTGATTCACAAAGCGTTCGAAAAAGACCCAGTGACAGTCGCAGAAGTTAATTCTCCTGCCTTAGCTACAGTAGATGAAGCATTAGAATATGCTTATCGATGGACTAACAACATTATGGGCTCTTGGTCACGAACAGATATCGAAGACAATAATGATGAGAATCCAAACGTTACTGTCCTAGCTCCACTAATCGAGAGCGATGGTAAAACTTACGGACTTCGTTCTACTTCAATGAATGACTTAATGATCGCTAACGGTAGAACATATAAAGTGGCTATCTGCGGTTTCAGTGAGGTAGCATAATGAAGAAGGGTAGAAAAGACTTTATATTCGATTTAGAGACTATTGGCGCAAACGTATTTGTTTGTCCTGTGGTTGACGTTGCCTATACCATATTTGAGTGGGATAGGTTCATCGAAGACCCTTATACTTTTGAAGAAGTTGCCGCTACCGTTCAGACTCAAAAGGCAGACGTATCTGACCAGATGACTAATTATGGATGCAGTTTCAATAAGGCAGATGTTGCTTGGTGGGAAAGTCTTCCTAAACTCGCACGAGATAAACTCAATCGAACAAGTAATGACTTGACAGCCGTAGAGTTTTGTGATACAATACTCACATATCTTAGAGAAGAAAAGAACGTAGATTATTGGTGGTCAAGGGGTAACACTTTTGATCCTGTTATACTAAACAGACTGATGCTTGCCACTGATAGAGTGGACACATTCAACCAATATCTTAAGTTCTATAAAGCGAGAGATGTTCGTAGTCACATTGATGCTAAGTTCAACTACACGACAAGAAATGGTTTTGTTCCTGTAGCTGATGAAGAGTATTGGAAGACAGCGTTCATTGCACATGATAGTTCCCATGACGTTGCGGCAGATGTCATGAGATTGCAAACTATACATAGAGCCGAACATGACTTGGAGCAAACTGCACGATGATTAAACAAACAACTACAGTTCTTGATAATGAATTCGGTACAGCAAATAGTGGCGCCCAACGTGAGGCACTAGGTGTGCCTTATATGCGTCAACTTCCTATGGAAGGTTTAGCCGCAGGTGCCGCCGCACTTGAGTATGGTGCAATGAAGTACGCAGATCGAAACTGGGAAAAGGGTCTACCTTGGCAACAAATGATCGATAGTCTTAAACGACACATCGATGACTTTGAGCGAAGAAATGACTATGATAATGGTCCTACCGGTTCTGGTCTACATCACGTTTGTATGATCATGGCAGGTTCATTAATGCTATCAAGTTCAGTTATACGTGGTATCGGTGAAGATGATCGTATGCCTGAGTTAGATGGTGGTGCGCTAAGTGCTAAAGATTGTGCTAAGTTCATAAGCGATCAACTGAAACTAGCTGAAGAGTTTAGAGCAACAAGGAGTGTGGTAAAATAAGATGGAAGACTTAGGGTGTTCTGCTATAAATAATAAGAGCGGAGTAAATGTGATTTTTAATATAAACAAGGTGAATAAAATATGAAATTTAGTAACGAAACGATGAGTGTACTCAAGAACTTTTCGAGTATCAACCCGAGTATTGTCTTTAAGTCAGGCTCGACTATTCGAACAATCTCTCCCCAAAAAACAGTTATGGCTGCGGCAACAATTGGTGAAACAGTTGAGCAACAGGCAGGCGTATATGACTTGTCAAGATTCTTGGCAACTCTATCTTTATTCGAAAACCCAGAAGTCGTATTTGGTACAGATCGTTTTACTATTAAGGGTGGTAAAAGCGAACTCAAATACACATACACTTCTGAATCATTGATAGTTTCCCCTCCTGATAAGGACATAGTTGTTCCTGATCCAGAGGCTACGATCAATGTTAGCTGGCAAGCTATTGACAGTGTGATCCGTGCTACGGGCGTACTACAGTTGCCAGAAGTTGCTTTCTCTAGTGACGGGAGTACTATTACACTCTCTGCTGTAGATAGCAAGACATCAACGGCTGATAGTTACGATGTGATTATTGCTGAAGGTGTTGAGACCCCACCCTTTAATATGATTATCAAAACTGATAATCTCAAACTAGTACCAACCGACTACGAGGTCACATTGTCTTCTAAAGGTATGGCACACTTTAAATCCGATAAAGTCCAATACTGGATCGCAATCGAATCTCGTTAAAATCATATATAGGAGAATATTATGACAGATGAAACCCAAGTAGCTTCAGGTGAAGCACAAGTAGAAGATCAAGCGCAAGAGCAAGAGCAAGCACCTGGTCTTTCACTGAATGACATTTCTGCGGCAGTTCAGATCATTGATGTAGTCACACCACGTGGCGCATTTCGTGGCGAAGAACTAGCAGGAGTAGGTATGGTACGTGAACGCTTTATGGCATTCTTGCGTCATGCTAAAGAGCAAGGTCAGGATGTTACTTTGCCAGGTGAAGCGCCTGCACCAGCAGAAGCACCACCAGCAGAAGCACCAGAGGCTTAAGCTAAAAACTGAGAGAGGTGGTTGAGAATGACTTGACTGCCTCTCTCTTTTATTGTATACTGATGTATGTGATGTAAATATATTATGGAGTTTTATTATGCAAGACAATTTTTTATGGGTAGAGAAGTATCGCCCACAAACGGTCTCTGATGCTATTTTACCTGATGAACTGAAAGCGACTTTTCAGCAGATGGTAGATCAGAAAAACGTACCGAATCTTTTACTTTCTGGTCGTGCAGGAATAGGTAAGACTACTATTGCAAAGGCTATGCTAGAAGAGATTGGTTCTGACTATATAACCATTAACGGTTCTATGAACGGTAATATCGATACACTTCGATATGAAATTTCTAACTTTGCTTCTAGTGTATCTTTCACTGGCGGTCGCAAGTATGTGATCCTAGACGAAGCAGACTATCTAAATCCTAATTCTACACAGCCAGCACTTCGTAACTTTATGGAAGAGTTCTCGAAGAATTGTGGCTTTATCATGACCTGTAACTTTAAGAACAGGATCATTGAGCCTCTACATTCACGTTGTAGCGTTGTAGAATTCGCAATCGAAAAGGGCGACAAGCCTAAACTTGCTTCACAGTTCTACAAGCGTGTTTGCAAAATACTAACTGATGAAGGTGTTACTTATGATCAAAAATCTGTGGCTGAACTTGTGCAATTATATTTCCCTGATTGGCGCAGAGTGCTTAATGAATTACAGCGTTATGCTACTACTGGTAATATTAATGCTGGCATCCTAGCCAACAAATCTGGTGATAGTATCAGTGGTCTCATCGATCTGATGAAGAGCAAAGATTTCACTGCCACACGTAAGTGGGTTGCTGAGAACATTGACGTAGACTCTGCTGTTCTGTATCGCCAACTATATGATGTATTACCATCTAAGGTAAACTCTACTCAAAGCGTAGCAGACGCCATCATAATCCTATCTGAGTATCAGTACAAAGAAGCATTTGTTGCAAACACTGAAATCAATCGAGTTGCGGCTCTTGCCACTCTTATGGCTGAAGTGGATTGGAAATGATCAATCTTGCAGGAGAGTACATCTTGACAGCGGATGACATAGCTCATTCTCTGTTGCAACACTATGACACTCGGTATACCATTAAGATCGAAGATTCGACAAAGATGGGTTTTAGACTCATTAGCGATAAAGGATTACTAGAGAAGGAGTCTGATTCGGTACATGAAAAGTCTGGTGTATATGCCATATTCAAAGATCATCATTGTTTGTATGCAGGTCAATCTGGAAAGAGCATGGGTAACAGACTCGGTAGATTTGTGAAAGAAGTTCGTAGATTATCTACGAGTAAAGAGAAGCATTCTGCTGGTAGAAAATACCGTGAGATGTGGGGTGAAGACTTCTCGGACATGACTGTAGAGGTCTATTATCTAAAAGAACAGGTTAATGTCAAGAGATATGATGTTGAGCAATCTATGATCCGTATACTCAAGCCTTTGCTTAATGTGCGGGGTAGGTAATGAAACTTAATCCTTTCAGTAAGACTGCGGATAAGATATGCTTAATGTGTGAATCTTCAGTTGGTAAGAACCCCGCTGAAGTTCGTTACAAATATCGTGACGGTGAAGGTGTTGCGTATCTGTGTAAAGAATGTAGTGATAGTGTCAACCAAGATACTATTGACAAGGAGCATAACGATGAGTTCTCCGTTTGAATATGTAAACAGTATAAATTTTACCAAGAAGAACATGATGCGTGATAGTGAGAATGATGTACTCGCTGAGAAGGGCTACGAGCCATGGCTTGTGAACAAAGCTTTGTCTTACTTTCCCGACACCATACTTCACGCAAATCTAATGAATCAGTGTCACCATCTGGATAAGCGACCCCAGTACGAGTGTCTTATAAATAGCATTAGACCCAAGAAGAGATTCAGCAAATGGGTTAAGAATGCTAGTAATGAGGAACTTGAATTGGTGTGTAACTATTATAAATGTAATAGAATTATCGGTCAAGAATATCTATCTTTGTTGTCTAGTGAGCAGTTGGGCATTATGAAACAACAACAAGACACAGGTGGAATTAAAAGATGAACTTAATAGATAAACTAGTTGAAGTGACTTTGCCTAATGAAGAGAGTTTCCTTAAGGTAAAAGAGACCTTAACACGTATCGGCATTGCATCAAAAAAAGAACAGAAATTGTTTCAATCATGTCATATCTTGCATAAGCAGGGTAAGTACTACATTGTACATTTCAAAGAACTATTCATGTTAGATGGTAAAACTAACGACTTCTCTGAAGAAGATCGGGCACGTAGAAACATGATTGTTACCTTGTTAGAGGAATGGGAATTAGTCAAATCAGTTGACGCTTCTAAGATCGTAGAGCCAGTCGCTCCGCTATCGCAGATTAAGATTCTTCCTTTCAAAGAGAAAGACCAATGGGAGCTTATAGCTAAGTATAGCATAGGCAAGAAGCGATAACACTTATATAATTTAGCACAAGGATTTTGATCATGAGTACCGAAGACGTAACCAATATGTGGAACGCTAACTACACACAAACTTTAGTTTCCAATAATATGACTTGGGATATAGGGCATCAGATGGGTGTCGCATTGTCTATAGCAGACCAAGACGAACTAAAGATTTATAGACTCTTTCCAGAAGCACACTTACCCGTCTATGGTAGCGAATGGGCGGCATGCTTTGACTTGTCAGCATCTATTCGTGACACAGATACCATCGCAGTATATTCTAACAACAACACCAAAACTAAACGTCCCACGCATGAACTCTTAAACGGAACACGAGGCATCACTATCTATAGTGGTGAACGATGTCTAGTACCAACTGGTTTAGTATTCGACTTAGATGAAACACAGTCTCTAAGAATTCACCCACGTTCAGGTTTAGCTTGGAAGAATGGTATTACGGTAGCAAACTGTGAAGGTATTATTGATGCAGACTATGTTGACCAAACATTCGTTATGCTACACAACATATCTAGCGATCCATTCCCAATTCTTGACGGCATGCGTATTGCTCAAGGTGAAGTTGTAGTGACTAAACCACAGATGGTGTTCACTGTAGTTGAAGCAGAGCCAAAGTCTAAGACAGATCGTAAAGGCGGATTTGGTTCAACGGGAGTTTAGTTATGCAACAACAATCTTTTAGATTCTATGATATAGATCCAGAGCAACTATCATTTGACTTTCCAGTGCAACAACGGTCATATGTACAAACCGATTTGTTAACAACAATTGATAGTAGTTATCTCCTGACTGGAAAACAACATGCATATCTTACCGTGAGTAATTCAGACGGTGGTGAGGCGGCAAGGATAGACGATACAGGAATCAGTCTTAGAATGGAAAACAAATCTTGGCTAAAAACTAAAGTTGCTAATTGGTTAGGAGTTAAGTACCTATAACCATGCTTTCCTGTAATGCTAGTCATTACGAAATATCATGAAGTTTTTCATCAACATCAGCATAAATCATGTATAAATACTTGTGTGTTGCCTTCGGGGACACATAACAATAACCCTTGCTTAACAGGAGGTCAATAATGACTTATATGCAAACACAGTACGATCCATTCACAACCGTAGGATTCGATAGAATCTTTGAACGCATCCAAGCGATGAATCAAACACCCTACGATAGAGGTGCTAGTAACTATCCGCCATATAATATCACGAGAGAAAGTGATACAACGTATATCGTTGAAATGGCAGTTGCTGGATTCACTGAGGAATCTCTTGACATTCAAGTCAAAGAAGGTATCCTAACAGTCGAAGGTAAGGTTGAGGACTCTGAAGATAAAGAGTACATTCACAAAGGTATTGCCGCTCGTGCTTTCACGAGAACATTCACACTTGCTGAAACGGTAATTGTGAAAGATGCAGGACTTGAGAATGGCATGCTTCGTATCTTGTTAGAAAACGTCATCCCAGAGGAGCAGAAGCCCAAGAAGATTAAGATTGGTCAGAAGCTTGATGTTGGGAAAAAAGAACTACTTCAAGAATAGTAGTGACATTAGGGTGGGATGTGGATCAAAAGTTTACATCTCACTCTTTAATTACATATTTGTAAAGGAGCAAATAAAGCTTATGAAAAAGGCAATCTCTTTCATTAAGAGTTGCGATGGTGAATTCTGCGACATGATATCTCAATTATCATTGTTAGCAATGTCCACCTTTGTAATAGCTAGTTGTCTATCAACACTAGCATAAGATCCATGACACCAGCGGTGGACTAATCTAGACCACCGTTTTTCAGTTTTAAGACTTGACAATGGCACTAAACCGTGCTATAATGTATACATCAAATGATTAATTGTGAGAGACTATATTATGCAAACTGTACAAAGCCTACCCACCCTCTACAAACGTGATAGTAAAGGTAAGATACGAGTACTGACTATAGAAGTCGGGCTAGTTGAATATGGTTTTCCTACCAATACTGAAGACCTGTTTGGAACTAGATCAATAGCTGGATTGCAAGAAGGTAAGTTAGTTACCTCTGGATGGAAAATCAGCGAACCTAAGAATGTCGGCAAAATCAATGGCACGACATCACGTACTCAAGCCGAATCAGAAGCCCAAGCGAATTGGGACAAGAAGGCAGAGAAAGAGTACTTCCCAAAAATAGAAGACGTAGATTCCTACGAACGATTCAAGCCCATGCTTGCTGGCGACTACACAAAGCGTCATCAATCTGAGGGATTCAGTCAGCCTAAGTTAGACGGTATTCGCTGTCTTGCTGATAAGAATGGTCTATGGACACGTCAAGGCAAACCAATCAATAGCTGTCCACACATCTGGGAATCAGTTAGGTCTATCGTAGAGAATAGTCCTGATATCGTTCTAGACGGAGAGTTGTACAACCATGACTTGAAAGAGGACTTCAATAAGATCACTAGCCTTGTTCGTAAAAGTAAGTCTACGCCTGAAGATATTCTTGAAGCAGAGAAGATGGTAGAATATCATGTATACGATATGTTTAGCAGTGTTACTCCCAATCTTCTTTTCGCACAACGTACTCATGTACTAGAGGCAATTATCAAATCAGAGGGATGCACTCAACTAGTTCCCACTACTTACTGCCCAGATCAAGAATCGCTTGATGCCATGTATGGACAATACATGACTGATGGTTATGAAGGTCAGATGGTGCGTAACGACATCGTGTATGAGAACAAACGCAGTAATGGATTACTGAAGCGTAAAGAGTTCATCACTGAAGAATACGAAGTCGTTTCTATGGAGCAAGGACAGGGTAACTGGCATGGACATACGAAGCGTTTTATCCTACGTATGCCAAATGGTGAGACGTGTGGTTCTGGTGTTAGAGGCAAACAAGACGTCCTTAAAGCACTTTGGGACTCTCAAGTGTCTCCTACGTGGGCAACACTGAGATACTTTGGCTTAACGCCTGATGGTGTACCACGTTTTCCAGTAGTTGTAGATTATGGGACGGGTGAACGTACTGACTAATTTACTTGACTTTTTGTTTCTTATACTGTACAATGTAAACTATAACATACAAAATGAGGTAATAAATTGAGTTTTTACACTTGTGTTAATCGCTACGGCAACAAGATTCTATATCGTGGTTATGATGATAATGGTGAACGGTTTCAGACTAAGATCCCCTTCAAGCCTACTATGTATCTACAATCTAACAAGCCAGCCACCAGTGGTTGGAAAGCATTTGACGGCACTAATGTTGAGCCTATAGAGATCGACTCTATGAGCGAAGCGACTGAGTTTGTTAAAAAGTATGAAGGTATTGATAATTTCAAAATACACGGCAACAACAACTTCGTTGCACAGTTTATCGCTGAGAAGTTTCCCGGTATCGTACCATACAGTCTAAAGAAGATCGAAGTTGGTAATATCGATATCGAGGTTATGTCTGATGAGGGTTTCCCAGAGCCAGATGTAGCTAACTATCCAATCATATCTATTGCCTATAAGAGCAGTCTACATAATGTATTTCATGTGTGGGGTCTTGGTGAGTATGATGCTTCTAAGTCTGAACTAGAACTAGACGGCGCTATGATACAGTATCGCCATTGCACTAGCGAAGATGACCTTATGTTGAAGTTCTTAACATTCTGGTCACACAACTGTCCTGATATTATCACTGGTTGGAACTTACGTTTCTTTGACATACCTTATATGATCAATCGAACAACGAAGATTCTAGGTAATGATGTAGTCAAGAAGTTCTCACCATTTGGTGTTGTGAAGCACCGTCAGATTAACGTCAAGGGTAAGAACTTAGATGCATACGAGATGTATGGTGTCCAGCAAATGGATTACTATGATCTATTCACTAAGTTTGGCTACTCTTATGGCTCACAGGCATCTTACACACTAGATCACATTGCTTCGGTCGTGTTGGGTAAGAAGAAGCTTTCATATGCAGAGTATGGTAGCCTTCACACTTTATACAAGCACAATCACCAAAAGTTCATTGACTACAACATACGAGATGTTCAGGTTGTAGATCAGATCGATAAGCAAACAGGTCTTATGGACTTGGCACTGATTGTAGCGTACAAGGGTGGTGTAAACTACATGGAGACGTTTGGTACTACTTCTATCTGGGACTCTATCATTTATCGATATTTGAATGAGCGAAAGATTGCTGTACCACCTTCTGCACGTAAACACAAAGAGTCGTATCCTGGTGGCTATGTAAAAGATCCGCATGTTGGCATGAGTAAGTGGGTAACATCATTTGACCTTAACTCTCTATATCCAAACTTGATTGTTCAGTACAATATGTCACCTGAAACCTTGCTTAATGATCCTAGTGATTTCACGGCAAGCGGTGTCGAGTACTACATGAAGAATGGCATCGATGATGAATTACGTGAAAGAAACGTATCGGTAGCAGTCAACGGTTCTATGTATCGTAACGACAAGCGTGGTGTATTACCTGAAATCATTATTGGTCTGTATAATGAGCGTAAAGAAGTCAAACGTGGCATGCTTGTTTTAATGCAAGATTATGAGAAGAACAAGACTCCAGAACTCAGTCGAGAGATAAATAGACTTGAGAATACGCAAATGGCTATTAAGATTTTACTTAACTCACTTTATGGTGCGTTAGGCAATCAGTACTTCCGTTACTTTGATATGCGTATTGCTGAGGGTATTACACTGTCTGGTCAGTTGGCTATTAAGTGGGCTGAACAAGCTATGAATGATGCGATGAATGGTATTCTCAAATCTGATGATAAAGACTATGTGATTGCTATGGACACTGATTCGTTATACGTGAACATGGAGCCTCTGGTCAATGCTGTTAATCCTAAAGATCCAGTAAAGTTTATCGACCAAGCTTGTGAGCAAAAGATCGTTCCTATTCTAGCTAAAGCCTATGATAGAATGTTCACGCAAATGAATGCTTTTGAAAATCGTATGGTTATGGCACGAGAGGCTATTGCTGATAAGGGCATATGGATGGCTAAGAAGCGTTACATCTTGAACGTTCATAATAACGAAGGTGTGCAGTACGCAGAGCCAAAACTTAAAGTGATGGGCATCGAAGCTGTTAAGTCTTCTACGCCTCAAGTTGTACGTGACAAGTTTGTTAAGGCATACAAGTTGATGTTGAACTCTACTGAAGCAGAACTACAGAAGTTCGTAGCAGAGTTCTTCGAAGAGTTTAAGACTTTACCACCAGAAGACGTTTCGTTTCCTCGTGGCGTGAGCGACATTGCTAAGTGGAAAGATAAGCACATTACTTATAAAAGTGGCACACCAATTCATGTTCGTGGCGCATTACTATATAATCAGCAACTAAAGAAAGCGAAGTTGAATACCGAAGAGATCAAGAACGGTACCAAAGTGAAGTTCTGTTACATGAAAATGCCTAATCCAATTATGGAGAATGTTATATCATTTGCACAGTTCCTACCAGAAGAGTTCGGACTGCATCAATATGTAGATTATGAAACGCAATTTAACAAGACGTTCAAAGAACCCTTGAAGTTGGTATCAGATGCCATCAACTGGGAACTAGAATACATAAACTCATTGGAGGGTTTTTTCTCATGACAGACGATATATTTGACTTCGGTTTTACTGCCGTTGATGAAACAGAACTGGAAGTAGTTCAAAAAGCACACTCGGATCTAACTGATCTGAATCACACAGCAGAGGATGCACAGGGTAAGCTTGATAGACTTTACAATGCAATCACGCCACTGCTCAACAACCTTAAGGCAAACCCAGAGAAAGAATACATTCTTTGGCCGAACCGCACAGATAAAATTGAACAATTTGAAAAGAAATTGTTTGACATTTATAACGATTGATGTTATACTAGTCAGACGAAAATATATAATAGAGGAGTAAATTATGTCATCATTAATGGAGAAGCTGGCGAGAAATTCGACAGTTAAATTAACAGCATCTATCATGGATTCTAAAGTCTATGGTAAGAAAGAAATGTCACCGACACCTGTGCCTATGGTAAACGTAGCATTGTCTGGTCGTGTAGACGGTGGTTTGACACCTGGCTTGCTTATGCTTGCAGGTCCATCAAAGCACTTTAAATCCGCATTTGCGTTGCTTATGGCAGCCGCATATCAGAAGAAGAACAAAGATGCTGTAATCTTATTTTATGATTCTGAGTTTGGTACACCTCAAGCTTACTTCGAATCGTTTGGTGTAAACATGGATCAAGTTATCCACACACCTATTACGAATGTCGAAGAGTTAAAGTTTGATATTATGAAGCAGTTAGAGGGCATAACCAAAGACGATAAAGTTTGTATCGTTATCGATTCTATTGGTAACCTTGCTTCTAAGAAAGAAGTTGATGACGCTATGGATGGTAAGTCTGTTGCAGATATGTCACGTGCAAAGCAGATGAAGTCTTTGTTCCGTATGATCACACCACATTTGAATTTGAAAGATATTCCACTTGTGGCAGTAAATCACACGTACAAAGAGATTGGCTTGTATCCTAAAGATGTTGTGTCTGGCGGTACTGGTGCTTACTATTCTGCTGATTCTATTTGGATTATTGGTCGTCAGCAAGAGAAGGTTGGCACTGAGATTAAGGGCTACCACTTTATCATCAATATTGAGAAGTCTCGTTATGTTCGTGAGAAGTCTAAGATCCCTGTTACTGTTACGTTTGAAGGCGGTATCTCTAAGTGGTCTGGGCTGATGGATGTTGCAGAGGCTGGTGGTTATCTAGTTAAGCCAAATGTTGGTTGGTACGAAGCTGTTAATCCAGCTACTGGTGAAGTCTTGATGCCTGCTAAGATGAGAGCTAAAGAGATACATGATAACAATGAGTTCTGGCTAATGATGTTTGAGAAGACTGACTTTGCCACATACATTAAGAACAGTTACACTATGGCTAATGGTCCTATGTTAGATGACCAAACTAATGTTAAGATCGAGGAGGTCTTAGTAGATGATTGAGAACACCGTCCTTGCGGGTTTATTACATAATGAAGATTACATGCGGAGAGTGGTGCCGTTTTTAAGTGAGGAGTACTTCGGTGACTTCACTGACAAGACGATATTCAAATCCATTGTCAAGTATATCTCTGATTACAATGGGATTCCCACTCGGGAAGCCCTGCGTATTTCTATCGAAGAAAAAGACAATATCAGCGATGATCAATATAAGACCATCGTAGAAACCATCAATGCTTTAGAGTATGATGAGAAGACTGATATCGACTGGATCGTAGATAAGACAGAGAAGTTCTGCCAAGATAAGGCAGTCTTCAATGCAGTTCGTGAAGCAATTCTCGTATTAGACGGTGCACACCAAGACTTGGATAAGGGGTCAATTCCTGATCTTTTATCTAAGGCTCTTGGTGTCTCATTCGATCAGGCTATTGGTCACGACTTCTTAGAAGATATCGAAAGTAGATATGAGTTCTATCATAGTAAAGAAGATAAGATTGGGTTTGACCTCGATCTGTTTAACAAGATCACTAAAGGTGGTTTATCTAGAAAGTCTCTGAGTATCTGTCTAGCAGGTACTGGTGTTGGTAAGACATTGTTCATGACGCATTGTGCGGCAGCCAATCTTATGGATGGTAAGAATGTTTTGTATATCACTATGGAAATGGCTGAAGAGAAAATCTCTGAACGTATCGATGCTAACTTAATGAATGCTACTATGGACAGTCTACAAGATATGCCTAAAGATGTATTCATGAAGCGTATCAATCGAGTCAAAGCTAAGACTACTGGTAAGTTGATCGTTAAAGAGTATCCGACTGCTACTGCTGGTTCTTCACACTTTAGACATCTATTGAACGAATTGAAGCTAAAAAAGAACTTTACTCCAGATATCGTGTACATCGATTATCTAAATATATGTACTAGTTCTAGAATGAAAGCTGGTGGTAATGTCAACTCTTATACGTTGATCAAAGCGATTGCTGAAGAACTTCGTGGTCTTGCTGTTGAGTTTAATGTGCCTATTCTGAGTGCTACACAGACAACTCGTACGGGTTACAGTAGTTCAGACTTGAACCTCGAAGATACGTCTGAGTCGTTTGGTCTACCTGCAACTGCTGACTTTATGTTTGGTTTGATATCGACAGAAGAACTTGAAGGTCTTGGTCAGTTGATGGTCAAGCAGTTAAAGAATCGATGGGGTGATACTAATTATCTGAAACGATTTGTCATTGGCGTTGACAGGTCTAAGATGAAGTTGTATGACGCTGAAGAGTCTGCTCAACAAGGCATAGT